ATCTTCGTCTTCATTCGCAAGCAACAATTCCATTTCCGCACGAATTGCTTCCATTTTTGACTTTTGAATTTCAAGGAACACACGACCGCTTTTCAGGTGCGCTTTCGCCTTCATCAATTCCATTTCGTATGTGTCCTTTCCTGAAGCTTTCGCCATGTTGATTTCATGCGTGTATTTCGCGTCGGTTGCGTCTTGTTCTTTTTTAATTGCCTTCGCGCGCTTGTCACTTGCTTTGACAACAGCTTCAGTATGGTCGTGCGCGTTCTTCTTTGCTTTCGCCGTTTGAACATCGTCAACGACACCGAAGTATTCCAGCGCTTTGACAACGCCATAAATCACCCCCAACAAAGGCGCAAACGCAAGGACAGCAATTCCGACCGCAATCTTTACACCCGGACCAAGTTTTTCAAATTCTTCACGCGCTTTCAATACGAATGCGGACACCTTGTCGAAGTTAGCAATCAACAATCCAAGACCAATAACAATCGCACCGATTCCCGTGGAAATCAAAGCAAGTCGAAATAACTTCAATCCACCAGTTGCCGTTGCCGTTGCCGTTGCGCTTGCCAACGTTGCACCCGTTTGCGCACCGATTGCGGTTGTTTGTGCCGTGGTTGCAACCGTTCCTTGAACGAACGATGAATTCTTCAATTTTTCCCAAGCCGTTCGAAGCTGGATTCCGAGAATGGAATCCGAATTCAATTTGTTCGCAATCGTTGTGACTGAATTGACAAGACCTTGAACCGCCTGAAGCTTGACCATTGTTTGTGTCAATTTCTCATTTTCAACACCAGCCAACGCCATTGCGCTTTGAACACCCATGAACGCTTGCGCGCCGACTTCGATTCCAGCCATTGACGTGTCAAGACCAACGAAGTCCGATGACAACGCGGTTGTTTGTGCTTTCAAGTCACCGATTTCGTCCTTCAGTCCTGAAGCGTTTTGCAAAGCTTGCGCACCAATCGGCGAACTTGCACCAGCTTGAATTGCGATGTTCTGGTATTCTTTCATCGTCTTGGTCATTTCACGCATGGAAAGACCACCAGCTTCAAGACGTGCGTCAAGTTCCGCAAGCTTTTGCGCCAGTGCGTCAGTTCCGCTTGAATCATTCGCAATGTTTTGTGTGGTCTTCAAATCTTTTCCAAGTTGATTGACCGCCTTGTCCGCGTTTTGAAGGTCTTGAACTGAATTCCCGGTGTTGACCTTGACGGTGAATACCGCTTCTTTATTTGCCATAAAGCTTCGTTAAAAAGTCGTTGATGTTATTGAATGATTCGTTGTCAATGGTCATGGTGGTGTCACAAAAAATGATACCACGATCCGTCGGAACGTGTGCTTGTGTTTCGCTTAAAATTTCCGCTTCGCCTTCGAAATGGAATTCGGATTCATTCATGATAAATCCGTTTTGAATGGTTATTAAATTAATCATAAATTTGAACTATTACGCGTTTGTGTCCTAAATTATCGGGTGTTGTTGTTGAATTTTGAACTGCAAAAATTAAGTAGTGATTAACCGCAGGGTTAAACGAATAAAGAGATATTGCACCTTGTACTAAATCCGAACTCACGCCATTACTTGGAGAATAACAAAATAAATTAGTTCCGTCAAAATAAAAGTTTCGTTCGAATCGTTGGTGGTAATTTGTACCAGACATCCCCGAAGCTGTTGCGATTACTGTTGCACCCGTTAAACTATTTGAAGTGTTTATGTAAATTCTACCATTTGAAGAAGTAGTCCCGGCGGTCTTTGTAAGTAAATTTTTAATGTATATTGTATTATTCTCGACCAAAGTTCCTGAAGGAATCAACACCGAAGCGCTAATTTGATTTGTGTTTCCAATTAAATTTGAACCGTTAACACTTGCCAACGTTCTTGGATTTGTTTGAATCGCAATATCACCCGAACCAAGCAATGAAGTTGAATTTATTGTCTTGATGTTTTCACCTGAAATAAGTTCGCGTTGCATTCCAGTTCTCGCGGTTGCCAAAACTTCGTGACCAGTTATTGATTTCGATTCGTAATCGTCCGACGTTTCTTCAGCAATGACAAACAAATCGGTGTCGGACAACGGCGCGTCCTTCGGTGTTAATTGGCTTATTTTAATTTGTCCCATAGTTATTGTTCTCGTATTATTGTGTTGTTTTCTACTTCAGTTCTAATCGGTGAAGGTGTTGAACCTTCTTCGACGAATTCATCTTCGCGCGGTGTTCCTTCGCCTTGGATTAATCGCAACAATTCGATTTGCGTTGTGCGTTCTTTGGTTGAATCGTAATCGCTTATCTTTTGCAAACGATACACAACGCCATTGATGTTGATTAGATTGCGGAAATCAAGCGTATTAATGATTGACGTGTCAATTTTGGCGTAACACGTTAGTAATTTTCCGTAACGTGACACAAGTTCCTGAATAAAGGTGTTGTGATATTGAATCAAGTTGTTGTTCGTGTAGACGGTCGCTGGATAATACACCGTTTCTGGAACACCGAAGTTCAAGTCGCTTGTCGGATTGTCGATGTCGTCAAGGTGTCCGACGTAAGGATAGGTTGTCAAGTTGGTTTGGTGGTTGAATTCGTCGTGATATTTCCAGTCAGCTGTTCGAAGTTCACCAACGTACACGATGAACGCGCTACCTTTTTTAGGCACGATTTGACCATTCCCAGCGGAATCAAAATTCACTTGATAAGCGCATGGAACAATCAAGGACGTTCCGTGTGACGAATGAATTTCAACCAACGGTTTTTGACTGAACGGCAATGTCATGTTCGTGACTTGCGTCGCGTATTGACTTTGTGACAAGATTTGAAATTCACCGTAATTGTCAAGGAATTCATTTTGATATTGCGTGTTGAAAAAGTCACCGTCTTGTTTGAAATTGAAATTGTATTCTTTCGACGCATAGTTGATTGTCGGTTGAACGTTCAGTTCTTTTGAGTAGTCAACCAATTGCGTCCAGTCAAGCGCGTCTTGTGACGATGTGTAAAATTCCGACAATGGTTCAATTTCCAAAACGCTTGGATTGTCCGTCGCTGGTTTAATCATTAAGTTAAACATCGTTATCAATCCCTTCAAGAAAACGTCACCAGTCATGTCAGGTAAAAACGAACCAATCGCCACCGTGCCACCGGGAACAAGTTCTTGAATCGTCTTCAGGAAATTCACTTGTGTTCCAGTCGAAGTAAGTTCAATCGTTCGTGTCAAGTTGTCAACACCAACCGAAAGACCAGCTTCGACAACCAAGGTAACGCCGAATCGAATTTGGTCGTTGATTGTGCAATTGATTTGTCGTGTGTAATTGAATGTAAAAGTGTTCGAATAATCACCAGACAATGAAACAACGCTATCTTGATAAATCACATCGCCAGCAATGACCGTTCCGTTTTTTATAATTAACAAATTCAATCGGACGTTGAACCAGTTCAATGTCGTGTTGTCGAACTTAATGTCAAGCTGGTGATTCCCTTTGTATTCAACCGTGTACATTCCAGTTGTTCCAGCGTTGATAAGAAACGGCGAATTTGTAACCGTTTGCGCAATCGGATCACTTGTCACCGTGACATCAACCACGTCGGAAAGATTCGCGTCTGGAAAACTAACCGAACCCCCGAACCCTTGTTGATTCGTTGAACCATTGACAATGAATCCTGAAGCATTGTTCAATTCATTTGAAAAAACGGAATCATTCGTTTGTTGCGCTGGTGTGATTGTCGGAAAGTTGCCACCGAAGTAAGCGGTCAAAAGTTTCTTGAATCTTTGACTTTCAAGGAAATTCGATGACCAAGTAATTCCAGCGTATTCAAATAATTTCTTCAGGATTGTGTAAACAAATACTTGTGGTGCTATTTCGTCGCAATCAAATCGGTCACGTTGCGTGTGGTGTCGATAACCGTAATCAATCAAGCCGTAATAGTAACCAACGCCGTCCCAGTCAGCGCCAGTTTTGATTGATGTCGAAGCGCCGTTGATTTGATTCAATCCCGACCACGTTTCAAATTGATTCGCCTTCGTCAACGCATGGTCGAATTCGCTGAAGTCAAGTTCATTAATTTTCACCTTGTTCATTCTGGAAATGTAGTCAATCGTATCGGACACCAAGGTCAAATCGAATGACCATGTTCCGTCGATTAGCTTGCATTCCTGAAGTTGTGCGATTCCATTGAATTCAAGAATTCCGTTGTTGTAATATCGTGCCGTCGCTTTGATTGAAGGATCGAAGTCAAGAATTGCGGAATTCGTGTCGGTCGTATCGTCGGTGTATGTCAACAAAAATATCGAACGGAAAATTGCGCTGTTCGAATTCGTTCCGGGAATGGTGATTGTTTTCGACTTGTTCCCTTTACGCGCGGACACATCGCGTATGTCAGCAATGTTGAACGTCAACGGGAATGGCAAAGCTTGGTCAATGTCAATCAATCGGTCGTTTATGTATAGTTCGCCAGCCATTAAGTCAATTGTGAATTGTATGTGTATGTTCTTTCAAGGTTCACCGTTTCACGAATCAATCCGTCAACGCGTCGTTGCTTCAAGCTGAAATCTTCATTCGTTACCTTGACTGGTTCGAACGCGCCCGGTGTGACTTCAAGATAAACTTTCGGTGATTCGTACAAATCACGAACCAACCATTGTTGAACGCTTTCGTGAATCCAGTCGGAATTCAAAACGGTTGTGTCGGTTGCGTATTTGTTGAACGCCATTTGTTCACCGTGGTATCGTGTATATTCCCATGTCGTTCCAGTCGGATTCCATTGACCACGTTCCCTTTGATATTCCGATGTCTTCACCTTGGTTGAATTCGTTGACACAAGCGTGAAGGTAAAAGAATCCCAACCACCAAGCTTGTTCAACCAGTGTAGTCGGTGCGTGTCGTATCGGTGACATTCCGTGTCGATCCAGAATGTGAACGTTTCGGTGAATCCTGAATTCGTTCCAGCGTCAAGACCTTGAACGCGCACCGTGAAATAAGCGCACGATTGAAAGTCAAGCAATGTGACCGTTGTGTTCGAAATCAAATTTTGTGGTGAACAATCAATCACGTTCAAGTCACCAACACCAATCGTGTTCGTGTAGCTTGTTATCAATGTGCCAGTAATATCGTAAAGCTTCAGGTAAAAATCAACGCTTGGTTTGCTTCGGTTGATGAACGCAACGAACGCGCTTTCGTATAGTCCGACGAAATACTTTCGTGTTCGTGGAAAGTCAGTCAAGAAAAGAATGTTCCCTGAATTCGGATTCGTCCTTGACACCATGAAATCAAGGTGATCATAATTAATAAAGTCAGGATGTCGAAGCGAAGCGTTCCATGCGCGGTTCACCGTTCCAGTCACAAACGTTCCCGACAACACGGGCGGTGTTCCATACTTTTCATAAATACGAACATTCACCGCGTCAACCGCTGAATCGTAGAATGTAAGCAACGCGCCAGTTGTTACCATTTCGCTTGTTAGCAAACATCGAATGTCACCGCTTGCGTCGAACTTCGCGTAATTCGCGGATTCATTAAACACTTGGTGTGTCGATACCAACGAACCACCGACGTAAAGTTCAACAATGAAGCTGAAGTTCGGTTGCGCGGTTTGGTCGCTTTCAAATACCCACACGTAAGGATTGCACGCTGGTTGAAATAGTTGCGGTTGTTGTGTTATTGTTATTGCCATGTTTTCGTTGTCTTTTCGAATTTAATTTCAAATGTCAATCCAGTGACTTCAGCTAAATCGTTCGAAATCTTTTCAAGCAATTCGTCCGTGATAACCGAATCCGTAATGTGCTTCGGTCGAAGTCCACGTTGCTTTATGTTTGAAGCAATCGCAAACGCGTGTGACATGTCCATTCCTTTCCATTCCTGAATCGCCTTCGCCATGTTATAAGACACACCCGGATATTGAAATGAAAAAGCGCTTGCATGATTGACCGCGATTCCGTTCACACCTTGGTCGACGAACTTATAATAATCGTCCGCCTGAATTTCAAACGACAACGCGCCCGTCGGAAAGTACACAACCGATTGCGCAAGGGCGCCAGTGTTCATTGCGTTTTGCTGAATGTATTCACGAAGGTCCGACGTGACTTGATTCCCTACCGTGAGAATAAATTTTTCGTAAACGCTTTGTGGTTGTTCAGCTTCAGCAACCGACACCCCGAATTCTTCAAGGAAATCAAAGTCAGCCATTGCGCGAAGATTGTTGTTTACTTAATATGTAATCTTGTTCGTCTTTCAATTTAAGATAGTTCATCCAGAACAATGTCTTCACGTACGGTTGTTTAGTGATTCCGTCAATACTCGTTCCAAGTTCTTGTCCAAGTCGCTGAAGTATTCTTGTCCACGTGAACCATTCATGGTCTTGAGATTCGTCATTGCGTTCCGTTGATTCATCATTGTCCGAATCGTCTGGATCGCTAATATAGCGTCGTTCCGCTTCACTGATTCGCGCAAAAAAAAACCGAAGAAGTTCATGAATTCCGCACCGTCGAATTGTTCCTTGAAAGCTTTGTAACGCTTTTCGTTCGGATTCAACACACGACCACGGTCATCTTCTTGACAATACTCGAACCCTTCTTCAATGTAACAAATCGCAAGCGCTTGAACTGGATCACTTGCCACGTCTTCGATTAGTTTCAAGTCAATGATTTGTCCCGTGGAAATCAATCGGAAATCTTTTTCAAAGACGTATCGTTGACCGTTGACCGTCACTTCACCAAGCGGTTCGGAATAAGAATAATTAGCAATCATTCGCGTCAAGTGACCAGACAAACGCTGAACGTCTTCGATTGCAAGTTGTTTGACCTTGTTCACCTTCAGTCCTGAAAAGATTGAAATAAGTTGACATTGAAAGTCAAGCATTTGAAACAATTCATCGTTTTGCTTTTCCTTGATGACTTCAGCTAACATCAACCATTTGACAAGCTGGTCTGGTTTGCATTCGTGAATTGACGCTGGTAGTTTTATTTTCATAATCGCATTGAATTGTATTTCCCTTTTGACTTGTTGTTCTTCAAAGAATTCCACGCAAGCGCCAGTGACATGACACCGTCGTCGTGAAGTCCAGTCGGTGCGCTATATTGAACATTGCGTGTTTTCGGATTGTAAATATAAGTAAAAGATTCAAGTTCATCAAGCAACCATTTCACATCGTTGACACGAATCGATTGTTGTTCGAATGACAACGCAAGGTCTTCAATCAACACTGGTTTCGACTTCGACGTTGTCACGAATGGAACGACCTTGTTTCGCAATGTGTTGTGAAGCATTTCATAAAAGACGTCGCCTTGGTTGTTGACTTCGACCGTGGTGATTGCGTTGTATTGACGAATCAAGTTCGCCACCTTATCAATGATTCGCGACCAGTCATCGTGGCGCCAGCGTTCAACGTGAACCATGTGACCGTGTTCATTCAGGATAGTCAACACCGTGTAATCGTCAGCGCGACCGATGTCAAGACCACCATACATTCGTTGTGTTCGTTCACCTTGACCGATACACGACGACACACCTTTGAACAATCCACCAGCGTTGTCAAGGAATTCCGCAAGGTATTCTTGACGGAACACGTGGTCAGGCAATGACCGCTTTCGTTCTTCGAGTTCCTTCGGATCAATCATCGGATTGTCGAAGCTTGTGAAATGAAAGTAACGGTATCGGTCGTCGTAATTTTGTTGAAGACACACCCGGTGAAAATGATTCTTTCCTTTCGGTGTTGAAATAAAGATGACCTTCTTTCCTTTGACCAAGACCGTCGCGGACAATACTTCGTCCCAAAGTTCCGGACGTGTGAACGCGAATTCATCGACCACCATGTAATCGAATGTATTTCCCCGAATGTTGTCTGGTCGTTCACCTGAAAAGAATTCAATCGACGAACCGAACCCGGTGATTCTCAAATCGGATTTGTTGAATTCAAACAACCCCGACTTCGACACGGCGCGTTCAAGTTCAGCGAACACCTTCTTTCCTTGTTTGTACACTGGTGTCACCCAAGCAATCGTGCAACCACGGTCGTTGATTGCCCACCAAAGAAGCTGGTTGATTCCGAGCATTGTTTTTCCGAACTGACGTCCGATGTTCAAAGCGAAATACTTTTCGTTGCCTTGGTTGATTGCTTGATGAATTTCAAGCTGGTGTTTGTGCGGTCGATACCCCTTAATCGTTGACATCGAAATCGAACTTGTCCACGGTGCGCGTTTCGACTTGTTGTCGGTCGTGCATTCCAAGTTTGTTCTTTGCGTAGAAAATTCCCTTGCCTTCGTTGGCCACGATGTCACGCGCCAACGCATTGAAGTCGTTGTCGATTGTTTTTATAGTGTTCGACAATGGATGTGATTCGTCCTTCATTGCGTCGTACCAGTTCGTTCGTGAATAAAAATCAAAGTGTTCCCGTCGAAGCCAGTGTAAAAGAAAATAAGACACGGTCGGAATGTGACGTTCCTTCACTTGCTTCACGCCTGAATTCGTCGCGATTTCCTTTGTCGAAGCGATACAATAGTCACAATAGCGATAAGCCATTTCAAGCAATTCATCTTTGTCGATGTTGCGGTGTTTGTTAGCCATAAGATATAAGTTCCCCTTTATTATGTAATCTTGTTCGGAATTCCCGAACGGTTCGTGATTTCTTCCAGTCCTTTGAATTTATTGAATGGTGTCATTCCTTCGCCGTCTTTGATGTCAACCAACAAAAGACCGTTTTCCTTCAGCGAAGTGACGTGAATCTTTGCGTTCGCTTGTTTGACACGTTGCCATGAAATCTTGTCAAGTCCGCGATCCCTTGCCACGTCGAAAAGATTCCATTGCAAGCATTCAAGGAATTTTCGTGAATATACTTTGCCAGCACCACACGGTTCACCTTTTCGATTGTTTGTGTAACCGGACCAATAATGAAGTGCGCCTTCGTTTTGAAAGTAAATGTCTTTGAAGCCAATCATGTCGAAGTCAGGAATGGTTCGTTCAACGTACTTCAGGAACGCTTCATCAATGTAGTCGTCCGAACCTAACAAGATAACCGCGTCGAAATCGATTTGTTCAAGCGTTCGAATTGCCATGTTCCATTTGTACGAAAGCGGATTGTTTCGATATTTCGCCATTGCGAAAATGTCTTGACCTTCAAGGAACGCGCCGTCTTCGTCGTTTGAGTAAATGTAAATCTTGTCGATGAACGGCATTCGTTCAATACATTCGGCGACCGTGTTGTGTCGTCCATGCATGGCGGTGACGGTGATTATTTTCATTTGTTATTGCTTCGTGTTATTCGTGCTGGATTCCCCACCAAGACGGTGTTCGGTTCAAGCGGTGTTTTCTTCGTTATGACCGCGGACATTCCGACCATACATTTTGAAGGTATCGTCACGCGCTGGTGAATCGTTGCGTTCATTCCGATGTTTGTTTGTTCGTGTATTTCAACGAACCCACCGACGACCACGTGCGGTGAAATCGTGACGTCCTTGTGAATGATTGCGTCGTGTCCGATGTGAACGGTCTTCATGATATAAGCGCCGTCGTCAATGATTGTCGGTCGTTGCGATCCAGCGTCGATTGTGGCGTGACCATGAATCGTGACGTTGTTACCGATGACAACACCGAATCCGTTTTGACCTTCGTGTTTCTTTGTTTCCGCTGGCGCACCGATTATGCAAAACGGACCAATTGTGACGTTGTGACCAATCGTGACACCCGGATAAATTACAGCTGTTTCGTGAATTTCAACCATTCTTCAATGTCTTGTCGTGTTGTTGTTCGTGTTCCCTTGAATCCAAGTTCAATCGCTTCACGGCGAAGTTCGCCGAACGTCTTTTGTTTCGTTCCGACAAAGTGAAGCTTCGGCGGTTGTTCCTTCATGTGAAGTTCGTTGTTTTCCTGACGTACCGCTGGACGAATCTTGTCTTTGTTTTGGTTCAGCTTGTCCATTGCGATTCGAACACACGTTGCGCAAGCTTTGTTCAGTTTGCCGAATCCAAGCGCTTTGTAATGAACGGAAAGTTCATCTTTCAAGGTGTCGTCCAGATTCGCGTATCGGTGTCGTCCGAAGTTTTCAAGCTGGTGTCGAAGTCCGTTACTTATATTCATATATCAAAATTAAGTCCGAAATAAGATAGGCAACGAACGCGAATGGAATCATTGACCAATCGGTGATAAGATAAATCGCCAGCGCCGTCCAAAATGACAAGCATGACTGACAATTGAATGGTTTTGTGTTCGGTAAATCAAAGGACATCAACGCCCTTGCAATCGCTACCGCAATAATCGTGTAAATCATTTTTGAATTGTTTTATTGTTTTGTGAATCGTGTCAAGTGAAATTCCAGTCAGTTCCTTGATGTCCCTGAATGTCATTCCACAAAGGTGCATTTTTGTTATTTCCTTGATGAATGGATCACCATGGTTCGAATGAAGATAAGCGTCAAGCATTTCGCTGAATTCGTTGTTCGAAGGTGAATCGTGTGAATCAATCACGTCGTTGATTGCTTCGCCGTCGCTTCGGTACAGTCGCCAGAATTCCGACCTTTGCCACGTCCATTGATTGAACGCAAAGCGAGCGAAAACAGCTGGAATGTCGGAAAGATGAAAGTCAAAGCGGTGCATGAGAATAAAAACATGACCAACCAAATCCGCATGAAGTTCGTGGTTCGAAGTAATTTTCCGAGCGATTTGATAAGCTTCATCTTTCCAAAAATCCATGTGACTAAATTACAAAATAATTAAACCAAGCGACAAAAAATTCTTGTCCGACTGGTTTTCCCTTCATGAAACGATACAACATCGAGTAATTGACCTTCATGTCTTCGGACAAGTGTTTCATGTTGTAACGCTTATTCAGTTTCGAAGTTGTCATTGTTCTCATCCAGTCAACGACATTGTTGTCGTTAGAAAGGTAAATCGTCATCGTCTTCATTTGCTGGTGTTTGTTTTGTTTGTACTGGTTCGCCTGAAAGATTAATCGACCAAGCTTCGACGGTGTTGAAATACTTGGTGACACCTTCAGGTGATTTCCATTCACGACCACGAAGGTTGTAACTTACTTCGACCACGTCCCCATTGTTCAGGTTCGCGACAAGGTCACATTTGTCATTGACCACTTGAAAGGTCAAGAATTGTGGAAATTTTTCATCGAATGTCTTGATTGTGAAATCTTGTTTTCGGAACTTGTCCGAGATTGTTTGTAATGGCGTCACGTTGACAACCGTTCCTTTTTCTTTGTTCATGTTTATTGTATTAAATTTATTACTATTAAAGCGCCGACGACGTAACCGAACGCCAGCGAAAAAGCCATTTTGATTCGTTCATTCCATTGTTTGCTTTCAACCATGTAGCCAGCGAAAGCCAGCGACAAGAATGGCGCGATGAAAGCGAACACAATCATTCCGAAAGTATTCTTGTCCGCGACAAATCGAATGTAAAATGTCGAAGATATTTCCATGATAACCGCGGACGTGAAAATGATTGCGTATTTCATTTGTCCAGATTGATATCATTGTCCCGAAGGATGTCGAAGAATTTTTCCCGGATTCGTTCAACGATTTTCCATTCTTCGTCGTTCAGTTCTTCGTATTTCCAAAGCGTTCGAAGTTCGGAATTGATTTCCCACAACGCGTTCAACATCGCCGTTCCTTTCGTCGCGCAATAAAATTCAGCGTCTTCGTCTGGTAGGTTGAATTCAAGTGTTGCTTTCATATTTTTGTTTATAGTATTTTTCTGCTGTTGAATATGGCTCATGTCTTAATAAAAATGATGTGTTATAAGCCTTAATAATCTGCTCTTTCTCCATTTCTTTTGCTTGTTCAAAACATTTGTTAATTGAACGTATATCTAATGGTGTTAAAAGTATATGTTCATACAACCATTCAACCGCCGTTTGTTTCATTGTTCTTTATTTTATTGCGTATCGCGATTCTCGATTACATACGGAAATGTCTTGTGATAAACTTCTTCAAGCGCATAGGGACAACCTGAATTCAAATGTCCTTGTTTATAGAAGAATTCAATTTGTTCGTGTTCCATTTCAATCGCGGTGTCAAGAATTTTTGCCACCCACGGCATGTGTTCAGCCATTGTTTTCAATGAAAGCTGTTCGATTAAGTAATTTGTTGCGGTTTGTTTCATGTTATTGTATATTATTAAATGTTTTGAATTCATCAATCGACACCGATTTCAAATCGAATTGACCTTCATTGCTGGTGACCGAAATGGTGTAATCATGACCAAGCTTGTTTAGATATTCAGTAATGAAAAACGCGGTGTCAAGTTCTTCGGAATGACATTCCAGAATGAAAAATTTCTTCATTTGTTATTCAATTTAGATATTCGTTCCAGATAGTATTCCGTCGCCAGTTGACAACGTTCAATCATTTGTTGTTCAAGTTCCATGTCACGTTCAAACAACATCGAAGTGATTCGCTTCGCTGGATCAATGTGGTCAACCTTGTGAAGCGCTTTGTCATCGTATTGCGTCAAGAATTCGTCCCACGTTGACACCATGCAATAAACAAGTTCAAATTCAGGTTTGTCGTAAAGATACATGTACGCGCGACCTTGCCATTCGTATTCCTTTGAATCGATGTCTTCAGGCAATTCCGGGAACGTGTCAAGCGACCAGCTTGTTTTGATGTCAATGATTGATGACACGGTGACAATGTCACATTCACCAGTCATGAAGTCGTTTGTTTTGCGAACCGCGTTCTTGTGGAAATCTTCAAAGCGAACCGCGTTCAAAAGCTGAATGGATTCAAGTTCTTGATTCGTTCCTTTGTCCAAGTACCGATTAATTATCGGTGATTCATAACCATAAAAATCTTGTTTCGCGATTTGATTAATGTAACTTTTCGCCGTTTGTGACAAGACATCCGTTTTTGACCGGGACGTTGTCATGAGTTTACCAATTTGTGAAGCACGCCATTTCATAATTCTAATAAATAAAGTTTAACATTTGACCAATAAATGAAGTCACGCGATTTGATGTCAACGTCCTTCATTAATTCTTGGACCAGAATCAACGCGCATGATTTCCTTGTCATGAATGTCTTCACCTTCGAATCGTATTCGATGAAATCAAACAATTCAAACAAATACTTTGCGCGTTGTTCCGCGGTCATTTCTTTCATTTCAATTGATTGATTTGTTCAGGTGTCAATGAATAAGTCGCTTTCAATTTATCAACCGTGAACTTGCCTTCGGAAATCGCCTTCAAAGCGTTCTTGAATCGTTCTTCGTCAATGGTTGGTTTTTGATTCTTTGAATTCGTGAACGTTGTGATTGTTCCCTTTCCTGAAGCTTCATTGCCGTCGTCGTCGATTGACTGAAGTGACAACAGCGATTGAAGCGTTCCACGACGAAAGTAGGTTATGCACGCCAGTGTTTTTTGTGGATCAACAATTGTAGCTGGAATTTCCATGCATGATTCAATTGATTCACCGGAATCGATGTCAATGATTTGAGTGAAGACAAGATTCGCTTTGACTGGTTGCAATAATATCAAACCGTTTTCAAGCAATATCGGTTCAACCGTTTCAAGCAACGCGTTGATGTCCGCGTATGTTTTCTTAAAATGTGGATTCGTTGCGTTCTTCGCTACCTTTCCGATGTGTTGCTTCGCTGAATGAAGCTTGTGAAACAATCCTTTCGGTGTTTCAGGTGTGACCGTGTCGGTCGTTTTTCTTGTTGTCGCCATAATTAAAGAATTAAAATTTTACCAAAGATAAACAAAGTTTTCATTCGTGAAACATTCGTCAATGATTTTTAACAAATTCATCGAACCATTCCACGAACGTGTCGAAATCACGCGCAATCATGTACACACCACCAGCGCGTTCGATTGATTCTTGGTATCGCTTTTGTGCTTCGCTTTGACGGTCTTTTCCGACCTTGACTTCAATCTTGACTGAACGTCCACGAATAGTCGCTGAAATGTCAGCCGATCCAGCGGTGGTTGTTCCCTTCGTCCACGTCACACCGATGACTTTTCCGTCGGTTCGTTTGTTTTCCCTTGCGACACCCATTGTGTTGATTCGTTCAGCTTGGTAGCCGTTGAACTGGATGAACGATGTGATTGCCTTGGTCAATCCATTTGCCGTCTTGTCGTCCCATTTTTTCTTTACGAAATAATCTTTCGGAAAAGACGGATGTCTTTCGATGTCATTCGCCAGCTTCAGCGCGTCAAGTCGTTCTTTATTTTCCTTCTTCATTAGAATAGTTTTGTTTGTGCTTTGTGGTTGTTGATTCGTTCCATTGCCTTGTCAAAGTATTCCTTGTCAAGTTCACACGCGGTAAGGTCAAAGCCGTAATCATGACACGCAATCGCAATTGAACCTGAACCAAGGTGTGTGTCAAGAATTTTGTCGCCTTCTTTCGCGTATTTGTCAAGTATCCATTTATAAAGTGCAACGGGTTTTTGTGTTGGGTGGATTCGTGTTTCAGCACCTGCAATTCTAAATTCAAAAATTTTGCTTATTGTACCAAGACCTTCAGATATTGAAGCGATTTCAGCCATTGACATTGTGAAATCGATTGGTATCCCTTTATTCCAAACAATAAATCCTTTGAATTGTGGTAATTGAAAATTATTTGCACCCCAAATTATTTGATTTTTTGAAACACGCAACAATTCTTCAAAGTATTTTTGTGAAGGTCTTCCCTCCAAACTTTTCATTGAACCGTTATTTCTCATATCTTTTGTGGGTTGATTTTCATCGCGATAAGGTGGATCAACAATTGCTAAGTCGAAGTATTTATCAGGATACCTTGACATCAATTCCATGTTGTCTTCGTTCGTTATGTTCATGACAACCCTTTGATTTCAATCCACAACGTTCCACAAATTCCGATGACAAGACACCCAATCGCACCCCACCAACCGAATAAATAAATCGACACACACCAGATGAAAATGGTGAGAATAATAGCCAACATAAGTAAGTAATTCATAAGATATAAAATTAAAATGGACAATCGTTTTTCGGTGTGAATTCATTCGCTGGTGATCCTTCAGTCAAGATAAAATAACGACCTGAATGATTGTGGCCTTCGGTGTATTTGTACCCTTTGTGGTTCGCGTATTCCTTCACCCATTTCTTGAACTTTTGTGTTGACAAGTCCCGGAATGAATTTGTTTCATTTTGGAATTCCTGAAGCTTCGTTTGATTGTAGTGATAAATGTCAAGTTCAAGATTGCCTTCACGAACGAATTCGAAAAAGTCCTTGCATGTTGCTTGAATGAATCGCTTCGTGTCCGCGTTGATTGATGTTGTTGCGGTCAATCCTTCGTTCAGGTATTTTTGAACGTTCGCAATCATGTAGTTGTCAAATTTTGACCAGTCATCTTTTGTCCAAGAATCAAACAACAAACGACCGTATTCTTTCAAAGGTGAATGTTGCGCGTTGAAATACTGGTAAAATTCAAGTTCATGTCTTCGTCGGTCGTGACTTGAACCAGCGCCAGCAATCACATAGTTCGTGGTGATCACAATCTTCGGTGACCTTTCAAATGGTATGTATATTTCGTCCTTGTTTTTTCGGTTCACGGTGATTCCTTGTGACACCACACTAAACAATTGTTCAAAGTCGAAGTTCTTTTTCACGTCGTCGAACGCGAGAATTTGTGTGTCAAGGTTCACGCGCTGGTAAACGAAATCATTCTTCATGGAATTGAATTGCTTTCCGTCCACGGTAACAAGATTCCTGAAGTAATTAATCGCGGTCAACATCAATGACTTTCCTGAACCACCATTCGCGTTGTCGTCGATTTCTTGGTCATTGAAAATGATTGCCTTTTGTTCGGTCTTGTCTTTGTAAGTGTGCATTAAATAACCAAGTGTCGTTTCAAGCGCTTCGCTTCGTGTCTTGTCTTGGTTCGATACCTTATAAATGAAATCTTGAAAGTCGTTCTTGTGGTCATCCAGTTGAACAAAGTCCCGGTTCAAAATTTGATTTTCCCAAATGTAACCGTTCACATCAATGTAACTTTTCAAGGTGACGTCCTTCTTCGTGATTGTGACCACGCCGTTCTTGAATGGAATGAACGATTCGGTCTTGGTGTCCTGAAGCATTTTGACGTCAATGGAATCAATCATGTTCAGGAAATTTTCGCTAAATAGATACGTCGAACGTGAGCAATAATTCCAGACGGATATTTCACATCGCGATTCGAGATATTTCAACACGAAATCTTTGATTTGTTCAACCGATGACAATCGAACCTTGTTTTCTTTCACCAAAACAAAGGTAGGTGACAACGCGCGTTCTGGATAGTATTTACCGAATCCATGTTTTGAAAGAAAAGCGCTATAATTGTTCGGTTCAATTGTAATCTTTTCCCCGGTCTTTAATTGTGTGATTGTCCAAAAAACGTCTTGATTGTTTTCAATATCGCTTTTGATTTCTTCGATTTGTTCTTGGTCAAGTCCAAGCGCTTCAGTAATGTCTTTCGTGGCGATTCCTTGACGAATTTTAATCTTCGCTTTTGTTAGCTTTTCATTGTCTTCGAAATACTTTGTTTTGAAGTCCGCGGTTCGATAAGCGCTTTTGATTGTGTTCGCCAGTTCCGCTTTCGTGAAATCACTTGACACAAATTGTTCAAGGTGATATTCGGCAACATCGCGTGTGATTCCGTATTCACAAAGACAAGCGGAAAGCTTGAAAATATAATTGTTCCGATTGCCTGAATTGAATTCACCACCGAAATCGAACTTCATGATTCGTTCAATTATTTTCGATTCGTCCACTAATCGACACACTGGTGGACGTTCAATGAAAATGTGTCCACGTTCTTGATCAATGGTTGTGAATTCGTCACAAAATTCGTTCATGTAAGCGTCTGGATCGTAGCTTTCGAAACACACCCGTGAAACGTTTTGACTGGACGTGTCGAAATAGTCGGAATTGAATTCAAGTTCAAGCGCTTTGAATCGTCGCTTGTGTTCTTCTTTCGTTGACTTCGGTATCTTGACAACAACCTTCAGTCCTTTATTCGAAGGTGAAGTAAACACCATAAACACGAACGGCAATGATTTGAACCGTTGCTTGTCTTGATTCATTGTTTCTTGGTCAGGATAATCGTCGAAGTCCAAGATACACAACCCGGAATGTTCAATCAATCCGTTGTCGGTTCGCTGGTTGAATGTTCCATTGAACATAATCGCCAGCAATGAATTTTTCAATGAACGATAAGCTTCGGTTGATTCGTCCATTTCACGAAGTCGGTTGATTTTTGAAACAAGTTCAGGATAACCGTTCTTGATTCGATTGTAAACTTCGACCACGTTCATCGTGAACGGTGTTTCTTTTGCATTGAATAACGACCTGAAGACCGAAATGTTTGGAATCATTCTAATATCACATAAAAAATGGGACGACCTTTCAGCAATGGCGCGTGCTTACTCGGTCAATCCCATTAATAAATTCTTTCGTTTGCGCCATGGTGACAAAAGTAAAAAATAATTTCATTCATAAACACAACGCGACAAAAATAAATTTTTGTAACGCATTTTGTAACGCCTATAATCCACGCCCATATTGACTTTGACACAAAGCGCGACAAAATTACAAACGTTTTGCACCCCCCCCCTAAAAAATACCACTTTTTTTTCTGGCAGGGTATATAAGAGAATCGCAATTTTGTCGCGCTGTAACGCAAAAAAGCGCCAGTTTCCCAGCGCTTTCGAACCAATTAAATAAAACGTTATGAATGTGCGAATATAAGTGAAATATCGGTCTTTGTCAATGGTCTTTCAAATTCTTTCAAAACTTGTTTGGTGAATTTTCCACGAATCGTGATTGAATCTTCAGTCGTTTCGCAATCAAAGAATTGATTCTTCGGAATCCGTCCTTCATCGGTCACCAGTTCCGGCAATGGATGAATTGCGCGAAGATATTCTTCGTCAAGTTGTGACCACCACCGCTTGTGTTCTTTCAATCCATGAATCACACTGGAATGATCGCGGTTAAATAGTTCACCGATTTCACGCAAACACAACCGTGAACGGCAATGAAGAATGTTCATAAGATAGTATCGTTTGTAAACAGTATCGCGTTTGCGACATGGTTTGTCAAGTTTATATTCGGCAATAAGTTCTTTGATGTCTTCGTTCATTCTAGATAGTTTTTTGAATGATTAATTTTATTTTGTTTTTTCTTTTTTAATACAATGAAATAAGAATGAAATTTTCTTGCGTGTTTTTGATTTTTATGGTTGTGACCAATCATTCTATTTTTTGCCAGTAAAATGAAAAGGTCTTGAATATAAAAACCGCTTTTTTCAGCTTCATTCATAATGTATAAATGTGAAAACCATTGTTTTCCTGAACTGACTGTGTCTTGACATTTTACAATCAAAATACCATTGAATTCTAAAATCCTATAAAATTCAATTAAACATTCGGAATACCATTTCCAAAGGTCATCAATGTAAGGAAAACCATGAAAACGCTGACCGATTATTCCTGAAGGTTGTTTCTTTGTATGTCCCACAATGAATGGTGGATCAAACATGATTGATGAAATACTTTCATTAAAGTGTGGCAAATCATTTGCATTTGCTTTTAATGTGTCATCGCTTTGTGGAATCAAATCAAATTTTTCAAGCGGTTCATCGATTCCTGAATTTTTGTAAAAGATTCCCTTTGAATAAGTTGGATCGAGTTCAATTCCTTGTGGACAATACAAATCAATTATGTTTTTGATTATTTCATTTTGGTTGTAACTTGTTGTTTTTATCATATCTTTTCAATTACAAAGTGACCATAAATGTGTGTTCCAGCTTTGCGGAATTCATTGATTTTCCACTTGCAAAGCGCTTCAGTTGGGAATTCGTAAGATTCCGCAAGCCGCGATTCATAGAAGTAAAGTAGTTTATACATTTTTCAAAAGTTTAATTTCACAAATTTTCAAGTAAAGCTGGACGTTAAACGAACCACCTTTGTCATGCGCGAAGCTTTGACGTGACCACCACCGAACCATTGTCGGCAATGTCATTTTTTCTTTTGGTTTAGAATTTTTCTTCATTTGCTTGTTCGATTTGTTGTTGTTCATATTTGAACCAGTTCCACTTGTCTTCGTCCGACATGAATTCATGTGCGTCGAAGTCGAATGGTTGTTCAAGAATTTGTCGTTTGACTTCGTTTTCAAGTTCTTTCCATTCATCTTCATTCAGTATGTAATCGATTTCGATTTCACCGATGTGTTGTGTCGTCCATACGTCTTCGAATTCAATGGTCACGTCAACGATGTCATGGTCAAGACATTTCACTTCAACGAATTTGAATGAACCTTCACCGAACTTGTCGAAATCAAATTCAAAGGTGAATGAAGAATGGTTTTTGTCGAATGTTACTTTCATAATAAATAGATTAAATAAAGTGATAAAATTGTGCAAA